CGCGAGCAGTGCCGCAGCGTCGGCCGGGTCGTGGAACTGCGCCGCCGCCGCGAGAGCTTTGACCTCGGCGCGCACCAGCGTGTTGTTCATGGCCTTGGCAGCGTCAGCCCGAGTGGTCTCGACGGCCTGAGTGACCGCCTTCTCCAGTTCGGTGGCGTTCTCCGCCGCGATCGCGTCGTACTTCTCCGCCTTCGCCTTCAGGTCGTCGAAACCCTCGAACTTCTTGCTCTCGCGAGCGAGACGATCAGCGACGATCCGGTTCACGTCGTCCTGAGTGAAGGACTGAGCCGGACTCGGCGGAGCCGCTGGTGCCGGCGACACAGTCGGTGCTGGCGGCGTTGCGGGTACTGGTGCGGTCATGGCGTGTGTTTCCTTCCGTAAGCCCGTCGGCATGCCGTCCTTGAGCGCGGACGTGGCGCTGACCCGCTTGACCCAGCGGTCGGGACCTACAGCACGTAGGCGAAGCGCTTGAGTTGCCGGAGCACCTCGGCGCGATCCCAACCAAGCCGTTCGGCTTGGAGGAAGATTTCATCCGGCAGGAGCCGGGGTATGCGTCCCTGCAGGCGCTGCCCTGCGAGCCCGCGGCGGGTCGTACCGACCGTGGTTGCCTGCACCTGCTGGCCGAACGCCTGCGCCACCGTGACACCTTCGCGGGCGTTCACGACCTGGTTCATGTCGGCGCCACGGCGGATCGCCTCGGCGCCCGCCTTCGTGAACAGGCGGTCCTGATCCGCTATGGACAGGGACCGGAAGTAGGTGCCCGGGTCGGTCGACCAATCACCGTTGACGTCTTCTGCGGCTGGAATGTGGACACAATCGCAGTTTGATACTATGAGACTGTTGGCAACATGCCAGCCCTCCGAGGAAGTGAGGCTGTGCACATGGCCGCTCCAGCCGACCCGGCGAAGTTGGATCACGCGATCGAGCTCTACTTGGCCGGTGAGCCGGTCGAGCAGATCCCCGCCAAGAGCGGCGTATCCCTCTCGCGTTTCCACCGAGAACGAATCGCCCGAGGCGTCCCATCGCGTAAGACCAGGACCGTCCCCACCAACTCCATCATCGCGGCCTACCTCGCGGGAGCCAGCGAATACGGACTCGCCACCCAATATGGAGTGTCCCGAGGCGTCATCGCCAAGAGACTCACCGAGGCCGGTGTGCCAAGGCGTGGAACCAGCGAAGCTGGTCAGATCCGAGTCGCCAAGATGAGCGTCGAGGAGCGACGGGAGCAGGCCAAGCCCGCCAATCGCGCCGCGCGACTTCGCCGCATCCCCCAGATCGAGAAGATGCGCCGAGCACTCACCCGGGAACTGGCCGGCGCCGCCGGCTCGACCGGCGAGCAACAACTCGCGGACTGGCTCGGCGAACGAGGAATCAGCCCAATCTCCCAGCGAGCCATCGGACCGTACAACGTCGACCTCGCCGTCCTGCCCGTCGCCGTGGAAGTCCTTGGCGGAGGATGGCACGCGACGCGAACCAGCCATGCCGAGCGAACGCCATACATCCTCGATCAGGGATGGCACCTGGTGATGGTTTGGGACTACGAGGGGCGTAGCTCCCTGGGGCCGGGTGCTGCGGACTACCACGTCGCCTTCCTGGATGAGCTTCGCCGGAACCCACCCGCGACGTGTCAGTACCGGGTGATTGCCGGTCAGGGAGAGCTCTTGGCCGCTCATGGTCGAGAGGACAACGAGTTCCCCCTCGTACCACCGCCTCGTGGCCGCTAGGGCCGATGGGCCTGATACGACCACTCCTGCGGGGAAGCACCGCGGGTGACGGTTGAACGCCACCGCGGACCGGTAGTGCCGGCCGGCGAGGATCGCGCACCGCGCGCATGAGGTGCCGCGCAGCATCCGCACATAGCTGGTGACCGCCGGGCGGGCCTGCATCCCCGACTGGACCGCGGCCCGCGCGGTGTCACCGAGGCCGGTCTTCACGATCGAGTTAGCCACGAAGGAGAACTTCGACCAGTCCCCGTTCTGTGGTCGCACGGAGTTCGCGGCGAACACCAGCTTCTGCAGCCACGACCCGCCGCCGTCGGTGAGGTCAGCGAACGCCTGCGGGTTCACCCGCCCCTCAGCCGCCGGGTTGGCGTTCTGCGCTTCGAGGATGTCGTTCAGGTAGGCGTCGGCGTAGGTCGCCGCCAACACCTGCAGCAGAAGCAGCCGGTTCCCGATCGCCTGGATCGAGTCCCGCCACTTCTCCGGCGACGGCTTCCCCCGCCGGATCGCAGGCTCGAGCAACCCAAGTGCCTCGGCGACGATGTCCGCTTGCAGCGTGGAGTAGTGGCGCCCGACCTCAGCTACGGAGCGCGGGGGCGACACCGTTCACCTCAGGCAGTGCGGGAACCACCGGCGAGCTGGGGAGCGTGGTGGGGATCTGGTCGATCGCCTGCAAGTTAGCCGCGGACTGGTTCCCGACCCGCGCGAACCGTTCCCGCAGTCCCTGCTTCGTCTGCTCCGAGTAGCCCAGGTCGACCCAGGCCTGCTCCCGGTCGATGATGTCGCCGCCCACACCCTTGACCGCCGCATCCATCTTGCTGGCCAAGGTCGGGGTGGCGGCGTTGCCCCACTTCGCCTCGTGCTCCCGGATCTCGTCCGGGTCACGACCCATGATCGCCCACGCGATCCGGTTGGCCTTCTTGTAGGCGCTGCCGTCCCACTTCGCGCGCTTCTCGGTCCGCAACACCAACCGGTCCAGGCTGTACAGGATCGACTCCGCCGACGGCGGATTGTCGCTCGAGTACCCCATATACGACGGGGGCAGCCCGTAGTGAGACGCCACAAACGTCGCCAGCGTCTTCAACGAATTGTGGAAGTTCCCCAGGTCAGAAGCAGTGAACTGTCCCAGCTTCACTTCCTGAGGCTGTGCGTTCCGGTCAGTCTGTTCCGCGTGCGGCACAGCCCACACCGCGCGCATCGCCGCCCGCCACGCCGACACCCTGTTCCCGTTCTCGTCCTCGAAGTCCTTCTCCGAAACCCCCACAGCCCACTTGCGTGCGACCGCGTGAGACTCGCCAGCAGCCATCAAATTGGTCGCGAATTGGTTCGCGCCATCCACGTACTGCTTGACCGCGAGCAGGTCGCTGTGCCCTTTGCCGCGGCGCGGGCTGGTCAGCATCGGCACGAACGGCACCGACGGCAACCTCGGGTCGTCCTCGATCTCGGCGACCCACGCACCGAGGACGGATTCCTCTTCTACCTCGCCGTTGCGGAACTCATACACCTTGCCGTCCGGCAGATAGAGAGCGCCGAGCATGTCCCCGCCGACGTCGGCGTCCTCCTGCCACACCTTCAACCCCGCGTAGGGCTGACGGGTCCGCGGATCGATCTCTACCGCTACCTGGTCGTCATACTCCAGAGTGATCAGCGGCCAGTCATCGTCACCGGGCCCGACCATCAGGAAATGCTGCCCGGACACCATCGCCGCGTAGTGCGCCTCCCCGGACTGTTCGTCCAGGTCGTTGGCCTTCCACAGCTTGTTCAGGTCGTCGGCAGGGTCCTCGTTGGCCAGCAGGAACGACTCAAGCTTCATCCGTTCCTCGACGCTGGAGATCACCAGATCAGGCCAGGACAGCAGCAAGGGCGGGAACCGGTCGTCCTGCTCGGCGAGGATCCGCGCGACGTAGACGAGCGGCTGCTCGAGGTCGATGTACTCCCACCACGTCCGGGAGCGACTTGCTTGAATGAACCGGCGAGTGTTGAGTCGGGCGTACCACTGCTCAGGGGTGAAGTCGCTCAGCTTCACGCGACCTCCCTCACCTGTTCGACACGATCACTCTGCGACGGGACGCCCTGTGCTCCGGTACCGGATCCCGCTTCCACGCCGAGCAGGCCATCGCCAGCGAGGGAACCGCATCGATCCGCTTGCCCGACTTGTCCCGCTCCGGCTTGTCCGGGCGGATCAGCTCGGGGTTGTACGGGGCCTTGCGGATCTCGACGGCGTCGAAACAGAACCGGGCGATCGGGTTGTTGTGGTGCCTCAACCGCTGAGACTTCACCAACGTCATCAGCTCGGTCATGCCGGGCGTCATCCGCTGGTAGGTGTTGTTGTAGGCGTCGACTTGCCACACGCCGGTGCGTTTCTCGATCTCCTGGATCACCGGCGCCATGGACCACTGGTCGGCGTCCGCGGCGCGGATCGTGAAGTCCCGGGAGTCTTTCGCCACGTCGGAGTAGATTCGGTCGTAGTCGACGACGTTTCCCTCAGTGACCGTCAGCCAGCCTTCGCGGGCCCACCGGGTGAACTTGCCGCTGTTGTGCCGGTCTAGTCCCTTGAGTGCGTCCTCCGGCAGCCAGAAGCGCCAGAGTGCGTGCACCTCGTTCCCGTCAGGGATGAGCAGCGACCACGAGACGAGGTCGAACTTTGCGGCCAGGTCGAACCCAGCCCACGCGACCTTCCCCGCCAGGTCACCGCGCCGATAGTCCGGTGAGAGCCACAGCTCCCCGACGCACTCGTCCCACAGGTGCATCGGCATCCACCGGAACTTCTGCCGCACCCACTGAGCGAGACGGAACTGCCGGAAGCTGTTCTCCTTCGACGGGTCGTTCCGCGCCTCGAGCGCCTCATCCCTGAGAGCCTGAATGGACAGGAACTCACCCAACGCCGGGTTCGCGTAACCCCAGTTGTTCTCATCCCACGGGTCCGCGTCCGGTGGCGTGTTCCGCAGAAACACGTGGATATGCGGCGACCGCTCCGGTGTCTCGGCGACCCGTTCCATCTCGTCGTGCATCCCACCGCACCACGAGGACGGATCGTCACCCGGGGTGGTGGCGGCGATCATCAACGCCTGCGACCGGGTGCCCATCGCCGTACGCAGCGAGTCCCACAGGTCGCCGTTCTTCTGCGTCAACACCTCGTCGAACACGATCGCGTGCGGGTTGTGCCCCAGATTGC